CCTATTGTTGCAGTAAAATCGGCGGGTCGAAAGGCTTCTCTTAAAAAGATTTTACAAGAATTCCAAAAAGAGGCAGGGGCAATTAAACCTCAAAGTCATTTGCGCGGAACGAAGCCCCCTAAAAAATAATCTATGGTCAAGACCAAAATCGGGACTCGAAAAGCTTTTGAGGACTGTATAGACGAAATAAATATCGAAATTAACAAACGTAAAAACAAGTGGAATTTAACCGCTTTGGCTTGGCTTGATTTCGAAGACGTTGCTCAAATTTTACGCATTCACATTTATCGCAAATGGGGTTTATATGACCAAAATCGTCCTTTGGGTCCATGGATAAATAGGGTTATCTCAAGTCAAATTAAAAACCTAATACGCAACCATTATTCTAATTTTTCTCGTCCTTGTTTGCGTTGTGATGCTGCTGAGTCAGATGAATTGTGTGTGATTTTTGCTCGTCAATGTGCAGAATGTCCTCTTTATAAGCAATGGTTAACAACAAAGAAAAACGCTTATGATACTAAATTACCTGTGCCTCTTGAAAATCACGTTCAAGAGGTTTTTAGTCGTACGGAGGACTCTATAGATATAGAAAGGTCTGCCGCTAATCTTCATTTAAAAATGGAAGAAATTTTAAAACCCGTAGAATGGAGGATTTATAAGGCTCTTTATGTAGAACATAAAAGCGAAGAAGAAGCTGCGCAAATGATGGGTTATAGAACGAGTGAAAAAAACAGAAGTCCCGGTTATAAACAAATTCGTAATGTCAAAAAAGCAATTTTAATAAAGGTGAGAAAATGTCTTTCCAATAATGAAGTTGATATTGTATGAATGATGAAGCTAGCTTAACCGAGGAGCAAAAACAAAAAATTTTGGACGAATGGAATAATCGGCCCAAAGACCCCCCTTCTTTACAAGACTTAGTTCATGTGGCTTTTGGCGATGTAGATGGAGATGGTAGAGGAAAATATGGAAGGGTTGTAAGGCAGTTTTTAGCCACCCGACAGATAGTGAGTCGTTCTGAATCTATTTACAAACCAAAGGGTGTTATTGAACTTACTCCAGAACAAAAAGAGTATGTTATTAATAATAGTGGTACGATGACTGCCGCCGAAATAGCTCAGGCAATATTCAACAACAAAACTTTGAACAACCTTAGTCAAGAAGCCCGTTCGGTTACAGAGTTTCAGAAAACTCTACCAAAACAAACCTTTTTTCAGGACCCAGAAGATGCTAATTTTTCGGAATATAAACCCCCTAATACAATAGACCGAGCCGTAGCTAGGATTAATAAATATGTTCATGATATCGAATATAAGATGGAAACCCTTACTCCAAAACAGCGCAAGGAAGTTGAAGCTCTTATCGCCTATATGCACGACTATAGATATCTTCATCAGGCAAATACTTATTTTACTGACACTGAACGCCATTTATTCGAAAGCAGTTTTATCAAATATACTTTTGATAAGCCTGATTTAACTAAAGAAGACCTTGACCAGTATATTGTACTTTGTATCGAAGTGGTTATGTCAGCTAATATTCAAAAGACGATGAATATGTTACAGGCGAAGCAAGAAACAGTAATTAAAGGGGACGATAAACTCGCAATCGCTTTGGTCGATGCAATTGGCAATAGTCGCGACGAATATAATCAAAGCGTTGAAAGACAGCAGAAGCTTTTTAAGTCGCTTACCGCCGAAAGGAGTAAGAGGCTTCAAGATAAAATTCAAAAGAATGCAACAATTCTCAACTTAGTCGAGGCTTGGAAAGAGGAAGAAGATAGAAAGGTCTTTTTGCATAAGGCCGAAATTCGTAATAAATTGTTGGAAGGAACTATAGACCAAATGACTAAGTGGGAAGATATAAAATGTCGGGTTTTTGGTTTGTCAAGAGAGGAAATTCTCAATGGATAAGTGCTTGGAGTGTCAAGCAGAGTTTGATAATGAAGTTGAGCTTCATCGACACTTGCGTTCTCACAAACTTAAGATAGAGGATTATTACTTCAAGCATTTTCCTCGTTTTGATAAGTCAGACGGTTCTCTCATTCGTTTTAAGAGCAAGCAGTTTTATTTTACTCATGATTTTAATACCCGAACAAATTTCAGAAGATGGCTTTCTAAGCAGGACAATGCGACACTTAGGGCTTATTGTATTGATTTTCTTAAAAGAAGAAAGGAGTATAAGAAGCTTACTTATGCGCCGTGTCAGGTAGAACTTAGGTCTTTAGAATGTCTTTCTATTATCGGGTTAAATAAAATTTTTAAAGATTCGGATTACTATAAGATTGCTTTTCAGCTTGGTTATATAGTGCAGCATGAGCCTCTACATTTGGCCTATCCTTCATCTCTAGTTTATGAACCCAAAGATGGTATAATTTGGATTGACACCCGCGAACAAAATCCCCTTACGTTTCAGGTTTTTTCTCAACTAACGACTTTATCTGTTGGTGATTATGCTTTTGGTACACAGGACAAAAAGCTTCCCGTTGTTTTCGAACGGAAATCTATTAGTGATTTTATAAGTTCTTTTGGAAGAGATTATGAGCGAGTAAAAAAAGAGATGAAGAGGGGTGTTGCGACTGGAGCTTACATAGTAGTTATCGTAGAATGCGATATGAAATATGCTTTAGTTTTTAACTACTTGCCTAGCTTACCCCAGAATATTCAAGTTACTCCAGAATTTGTTTTTCATAATGTCAGAGAGTGTTGTCAGGAATTTCCAAGTGTTCAATTTCTTTTTGTTAAAAATCGCTTGGAAGCTTCGAGGCTTATTGAAAAAATTTTTCTTTCAAAGGGCGATTTAACTCGTTTTGATTTGCAGCTTGCTTATGATATGAATTTAATATGAGTTGGTTTTGCCCAGATAAGTATAAGGTTGATTTGCCGGATGTCAATAAAGAGCTTTCTAAATTAGTTGGAACTTTAGATGATAAACAGGCTCAAGTTACATTAACTCATTTTTTGCGCCATAATATTTATATGGCTGTTGAGCTATTTAGCGGGATTCAACTTGCTCCATATCAGGAAATAATACTTAAAGGGTGGATGAATAGAAATTTTAGTTTAGCAGTAATAACCAGAGGAGGGTCAAAAAGTTTTATGGCAGCAATTTTTTGTTTCCTATACTCGGTTTTTAATCCCGGTTCTAAAATTATTATAGCCGGTCCTACATTTAGAACAGCAAGGCACATTTTTACTGAATTGGAAAAAATGGTCGAGACGCCGCAAGCTGTCATGTTATCTAATGCCTTTGGATATAAAGCAAGGCGTAACGATTTATTTCAATGGCAGATGGACCATCCCAATGGGGTAAAAAGTGAAATTTCGGCCATCCCTTTGAGCGGCGATAAAGTAAGAGGTTTTCGAGCCAACGTTTTAATTGTTGATGAATTTTTGCAGATGCCTCAGGATATAGTAGAAGCGGTATTAAGCCCCTTCTTAAGTGTTCCTATTGACCTTAAATTAAGAATGAGGGTTGTCGAAATTGAGGACGGTCTCATAAAAGAAGGAAAAATGAAACCTGAAGAGCGAATGACTTTCGATAATAAAAATCGTGTTATTTTTCTTTCTTCCGCAAGTTATACTTTTGAATATCTTTATCAAAAATACGAGGAATGGATTGATGAAATTAAGTCGGAAAGAGACGTAAAATCTAAATATTTTGTCGCTCAGCTTAGTTATGAAGCTATTCCCGTTCATATGCTTTCACAAGAAATCATTGAAGCTCAAAAAAACGGGGGTTCATCACATGCTAATTTTCAGCGTGAATACTGTGCTCAGTTCGTTGACGATAGCGAGGGTTATTATTCTGCAAGAAAAATGAAGCTTTGCACCATGCCTGATGGTGAGGACCCTACGGTCAAGCTTGCGGGAGAAAAGGATAAAAAGTATGCTCTAGCTATAGACCCAAGTTTTAGTAACAGCTTAACAAGCGACTACTTTGCGATGGCTGTTTTAGAATTGGATGAATCAAACGAACAGCCAACCTTAATTCATAATTATGCTGTTGCCGGGGGCGACTTAAAGGACCACATTAGTTATTTGTATTATTTAGTAACTAATTTCAACATTGTTATGATAATGATTGACAATGCTGGATGGCAATTTATTGATTCAGCTACAGAAAGTCGATTATTTCAAAACGCTA